AGAAGCGCACCGTTCCAACCGCGAACAACTGGAGCAAGCGGTGGTACTCCGTTATCGTATATAAGTTCTAAAGCCATTACAATTGAGAGTTACGTTCTTGAATTCTGCGAGCGTTTTCATCACTACGAAGGTCGTTAGATGCTACAAACGCACGAACTGGTTTATCTAATTTACCAACCATTGAAATGTTTGCAGATGCAATAGCACGAAGAAGTTCTACTTGCTCATTAGCAACCTGAGCAGGGTCCTTTACAACTCCACCAGCGGCAAACTTGTAGTTTGACTTACCGTATCCGTTAATCTGGTCTAGAAGAGTTTTGTACTTCTGAGTTGACTTTTTATTAACGATGTACTCACCGCCTTCCATCTCGTAGCCTCCTTGACCACGAACAGTAAATGGAACACCTCCCTCTGCGTGAGAAGGTCCATTAACGACACCACCTTGAGCAAACTTAGTTGGGAAGAACTGCCGTTGGTTGATTGCTCGAAGTTCTTGACCATATCCAACGCTAGCAAATGCAGATGTGATTGCAGCCTTAATAGATATAGTAAGCGGGTCGCCCTCTCCTTTTAAAATAAGGTTAGGGATGATTGAACCAAGAGCAGACAGGTAGTCTACTAAAGCTTTTTGCCTGTCTCTTTTTTGTTCAGCTTCAAAGATTTGTTTTTCAATCTTGTTTTGAGCCTGAACTTCCTTTTTGCGATTCTTTTCTATTTGCGCTCGATACTCTGCTTCTGAGATTAGTTGACTCTCAAGTTTTGCCTGAAGAATTTCATCTTCAATTTCAGCACTATTTTTAATTGCATCTAGCTCTCGGTCAAGACGGTTCTTTGTGTTTTCAAACGCAACTTCATTGAACCTGTCAATAATCTCAATACTCTTATCGAGAACCATTTGTAGTCCCTCTCCAATAGTTAGGTCAAGACCAAGGTTAAAGTTCTCTCCGAAAGCAGCCCCAAGTTCAAAAAATTCCTGTTTGTCTTTCTGGTTTTCCTCTGGGGTTATTCCAGAATTCGCAAGCTGATTGTACTTTGATTGTATCGCTTCAAGTGCTGCCTCAATCTTAGCTCTTTCTTCAGGGCTTAGACTATCCTTGATTGAGTCATAAAATGCTTCAACCTGTTGAACGTATGTTTTAAGTCCGTTGATATACTCTTGTTGACGCTCAAACAACTTTGCCTGTCCATACGCAGTATCTGAGTATGAATCATCTAAGTCAGAAAGCCCACGGCTAAATACCGAGAACACATTACCACTTCCAGAAAGTAGTTCATTGGCTATATCAGAACTTGTACGTTCAGACTTTATCAATAGCTCAGTTAGCTTCTGAGCCAAATCAAGTGCAGATTGACCAAATTGTTCATTTACGTTTTGAAGCCTAAGCGTGTTTTTCTCGCTACCCTTGAACAGTGAATTGTACTTCTTGAAGAACTCTTCAGAACTTCCGTCCCAATCTTCAAGAGCTTTTCTGATGTTTACAAGAGCAAGTTCGTAAAGCTCGGCGTTTTCATTTAGCGCCTCTGTTCTTTCAGCGTCAAGTTCAGCCTGCTCAGATATTGTTGCCGCATTTTCACTACGAAGTGTATACTCATCCTCGATTTGTTTTTTGCGGCGAGAGAACGCTTTGTCCTCTTCTTCGGCCCTATCTTTTATTTGTTTAAGCTGTAAGTCTAGTTCTTTGCGCTCTTGCTCAAAAAGTGACAAATACTTATCCGTTGGGTCTTTCTTTACACTTTCTTCTTTTTTAAGCTCGCCAGTGTATTCGGAAAGAGAAACTGACAATTCTCGATAAGCCTTTGCACGGCCCTCTAAGAAACGACCCTTTGCCCTTTCTGACGCTACGGAAGATTTTAGAAGTTCGTTTGCTTCCTTTTCTAATTTCACAGCGCCACGCAAGTACCGTTGAGAAGCTTCTTGAGCTTCTATTTCTCTGGTTTTTACATCCGTAATCTGCTTGATTGCCTCAACTTCATCTTTTAAAACACGAAGCACGGAACGCCTTCCTTTTTCAAGGTCGATTCTTTTTACTTCCTCATTTCGTAGCTTGGTAAACTCACCAGTAACTCCGCTAAGTCCCTGAGCAGCGTTTCTCAATCCATCAAACTGATTAATCAACGACTGCAATGCTGGTCCAAAAATTGGTATAATTCCAGCAATCCTTGCCAAAAGACCAGACTCTGAAGCTAGTCTTTCAAGCTCATTGTTCAGCTCCTCTAATGACTTTGGGTTTGCCTTGTTTAACTCATCAAGAACTTCTTTTACATTTTCATCGTTTGTGTCCTTTAAAAGCTCGTTAAGTATTTCGAGTTCTGTATTATTGCGCTTAAGTCCATCAGCAAGTCTTTTATCAAACGCATCACCAAGTCGCTCTGACTCATTGCGAAGGATAACGTATCCCCTTGCAAGGTTTTCTGAGTTTTGACTTAATAACCCAATAGAGTTTAATACAAGGTTATTTGAAACCAAAAACTCACCAAATGATATCTTGAGGTCGTTAAAAGAACTGCTAAGGATGTCAAGTTGCCCCGAGACCGAAGACATCTGTCGAGCAGTTGCCGATAACTGTTGAGCAAAACCTTCTTGAACAAGAGTTGCATCATTTACAGCATCTATGTTCCTAAGAACCGTGATTAGTTGAGCAGCTCCAGTCTTACCAACCAATTCCTCAGCTTTTGCTACGCTAATGTTTTTATCCGCAAGAGTTTGAAGAGTTACAGATATGTCTTCGCCAGGCTTCTTTAGGTCAAGTAAGATTTTGCGAAGTCCAGTTCCAGCTCTAGATGCACTAAATCCGTTATCCGATAGGATGCCAAGAATCTTCGCCGTCTTCTCAAAGCTCAAGCCAGCCTGACTTGCAAGTGGTCCAACATAACCAATTGCTACACCAAAATCTTCAAGTGTTAGCGCAGACTCGTTTACAGCAGAAGTAAGTGTTGCAGCTGTAGATGCTGCCCCAACGCTACTAATTTGAAACTGGTTTTGAACCTTAACGAGCGCTGAACCAACAGCAGTAATGCTTTCGCCAGTCGCCTGTGCAGCTAACGCTACAGGAGAAAGTAGATTAGGAATGTCTTTAGCCGATACACCAAGTTTACCTAGTTCTATTGCAAGTTCAGATATCTCGTTTGCAGTAAACCTTGTTTCTACTGCGATTTCACGAATTGAATCTTCAAGTCGTTTGATTTCTGGCCCAGTTGCGTTTGTTACGGCTGCTACCCGTGAAATGTTTTTGTCAAAGTCAATAAAAGCCTGAATAGAGCTAGTGATGAATCGCTGAGTCCCACCAACTACTGTCCCAAGCACCTCATAGATTCCTATGAACTTTACTATACTTCCTATTGCCTTTCCAATAGATTGCGGAGAGAATGAATCAGCAAATGCTTTTCCAAAAAATCTTTGGCGCTCGGCAGCAGCAGCAGCGGCTTTTGCAGCTCTTTCGTTTGCGGCAGCTTTTTCGTTTGCGAGCTTTGCATCAAGCCTATTTTGAGCAAAGATGTCTTTGCCTTCTTTTTTTATGTCAGAGACACGCTCACGCCTACGAGCTTTTTCTTTCTTTTCTTCCTGCTCGATTTCAAACAACCGATTCTTCTGTTGGCGAAGAAGGTCTTGAATCTGCTTAGTCTCTTCATCATACAAGCGCTTTTTTTCAGCACGCTCTTGAGCAATGCGATCTTTGATGTCTTTTAGAGCTTGGCGAGCAGCAGCTTGACGCTCTTTGATGATTGCGCGCTCCTGTTGTGATGCAAGCTTTTCTTGGTCAGCAAGCTCTTTGAGTTGTGTCTTGTATGCGGATTGCTCTTTGCGAAGCTCCTTAAGCGTTTTATTTACAAGTGTGCTGTATGTAGAGTCAAGAGACTTTACTTTCTTTTGTAGGTCTGCAATTCTCTCTGATGTTCCTTCGGCAGCCTCGCCATCCTTAGCGAATTCTTTTGCAACTTTCTCTGCACTTTTTACAAGGTCAATAAAGTCTTGACGAGCTTTATTGGCGGATGAACCAATTTCTTTCTGTATTGTTTTCCAATCGTTCCCCTCTTCAACGAGGGCAGTAAACTTTGCGGTTAAGGCGCCAATACTTGCGGTTAGTTTGTCAACCGCACTAATCTGTTTGTCTAAATTGTCAGGTTCTCCAGCCATCTTATTGGAATATACTAATTACTTTATTTATTGAGCTTGTGCCTAGGTTTTGCAACCAGATTTGGTTGAACTCCTCGAGTGCAGATAAAATTGCAAATTCTGCAACAATGTTACCAGAGGCAAAATATGGACTTCTGTTCTTTAGTTGTTGGTTTTGGTTGATTGAGCGAGCAATCAAAAATGCCAGACTTGCACGAGCCTTCTTTGACTTTTCTGCACCAACGAGAGGATACAGGTATGTCTTTGTTTTACCGCCACGAGAACCCTTATTGAAGTTTCTTTTTTCTCTGCGGGTAGAGTAGTTGTTGCTCTGCTTGTAGTTGTTTCCGTATTGACTTTTCCAAGTGCCATTCTTTACCTTGGCAAAAATCCAACTCTCGATTTGTCTAGCGCTTACTTCGATTTCGAAGGTAGGATTCTCTCCAGCGGTAGAGTCGACAAGTTCAGCGTATTTGGGCTTTGATAGTCTATTGATAAACGTGACCGCAACATTTTCTATTACATCAAGGTCTTTGTTTATAGAATACGAAATACTCAAGTCCTTTGAGAAGTCTCTTGCTAGGATTGCGCTTGATAGTTTACCAGTGTAGTATTGGTTTTTGCGATTTAACGCACTAACCATAGCCTCGTTAAGTCCAGAAGAACGGAGCTTACGAAGGAGTATTGCCCTGAGCTGACCACCCTGTTTTCGTGCGCTCATTATTCAGGAACATAGCTTGAGTTTAGAGACTCATCGGTACAAGAGATGTTCTTATCAAAGTCCACTTCAAAGCTGCATACTGCGGCAGTAAGATTATACTCATCCGTTGGCGCTTGTGCAATGCTCACCTCTTCAAACTCCACATCATTGTCAAGACTCAAGATAAAATCCTGAACCTGTCCAACAACAAACAAATTTTCTTGCATTGAAATCACCAGCGACTCTTGGTCATCCGCCAAGCACTTGTCTACCACAAACAGGGCAAACGTAACCTTGTTAGTGTTTAGTCGGTGAGAGATGTTGCTTGACTCAACAGAGATAAACAGTGAACGAGAATCTACGTTCATCGTGTCAACCTCTTCAATAGAGCCAACAACCTTAAAAGCTTCAATCATTCTATGCCCTTCAGCAAAGCCCTTGAGGTGCTTGTAGAAATCAAAAAGAGTGGTCATAGATGCTTTTGTTAATTTACAAATTACCGTCTGCGGGCCTCTTCAGCTCTGCGCTCTGCTTCGATTCGCTTAGCAAGCTGTACCCTGTAGGCCATCTCCACCAAAACATCAGACATCTTCATATCGTACACAAACTGAAACTTAGTCAAGTCCTCATTCGCCAACGCTCTTACAATCGAGTACCAAAACCACCTCTCGTTGAAGGTGTCTGGCTCATCTGGCTCTTCCTCCTCTTCTCCTTCGATTGGCTCAATCCTATTGTAGATTACGCCCTCAAACTTGGTAAACAGAACATAGTCCCTGTTTTGCATCATACTCTTGATGATGTGCGCTATTGCTATAGCATCCTCCTCGTAAATCGAGTCTATTAACTTCTCTTCCTTCTCTTGGTCGGTGTTATCGAACTCTGGCTCATCTTTGGGTCTTATGATGAGCGCAGCAACAGACGACTCATCGAACCCATTCTTGATTGTATGCTCGAGTAAAATAAATTGCGTTAGAGACATCTTTAGGATGTCGGTGTACACATTATACCTGTCAGCCATAGAAGATGCGTCTATGGCCCTAAAACTGCCCTCATTTAAGGCGTCAGCAGCATCCATTACATCCAGCCTCTCGGATATGGATATTTCTTTCAGGAATTGCTCTAATCTGTCGTTGCTGATTGCGTCAGCTAATTTGAGTTTTAATCCGAACTTCATAAGAACATTGTTACTCCACCGTCTTGCTCCTTGAACGCGCACCACGCACCAATAGCCAAAGACATCACCATATCATCGTGCTTGCCAAGTGAGTTTGAGAACTGGATGTTTCCAGTGATTGGATTTCTCTTGCTCTTGAAGTCGTAAAGTTCCTTAATCAGGTCGAGGTTGTCTGGAATGGTAATCTTCTTATCCTCGAAGAGCTTCATAAGGTTCCTGATGATTTCAGGCTTTGTCTGACCAGTAGTTTGGAACGGAAGCATCTTGTACAGCCTGTCATCCTCGGTAATCTCATCAAACAACAAGTCGTTGTTGTTGACCTCGAAGTAGCAGGCCATCAACTTCTCATCGTGCTTCAGGTAGAAGTCCTTGATGCGATTCTTGAACATATCAGCATCCATACCCAACTCACGATACTGAAACCTATCAATATCGATAACATCATAGTCTTGGTTCATTGCGGTTAAAACAGTGTAGTCATACGCTACACCAATGTCCATCCCAATGT